GCAACAATACTATCTCCACTAAAAGTTTTTTTTAATGGATTATATCCTAAATGATTATAAAGTTTACTAGAATCAAATTTACATAAATCAGATATAATTTTTACAATTTTTTCAGTCCATGGTGCAAATATTTTTTCATTATTAACAAGAGTACCATCTTTATCGAATATAACTAATTTAGTATTTTTTTGTTCTCTTTTTCTAGTAATATAATAGGAGTAAAAATTTTGTTTTGAAATAGTATTAAAAAATTTAATTTTATTATTTTTACATAAATATTTATCATATTTTTTAATAAGTTTGAATAGAGCCATATAATTAAGTATAATAAAGTCATCAATATTTTTGTTTTCTTTTTCATATTTTATGATAATATTAAAGAATGAATTTACTTTTTCAAGTTCATAATTAATAATATTCCAAAATTTTTTTGAATTTTCGTTTTTAATAATTTGTTTCAGTAATTCATAATTAATGTAAAAGAATTTCCATTCAGGATTAATTTTTTTACTTAAATATTGGCAATATTTCATATATTGATTTATTATAAAAATTTATATTAAATCAATCGCAATAAGATTAATTTTTTATAATACCATTAGAATAAGATTTATTAGAATTCATATCAGATTGTAAAGACCATTGAAAAGATTGCCTACAGAGTGGACAATTAATTTTTTTATCAAACCATATTAATATACATTCTTGATGAAAATTATGACCACATGGCATTTCATAATTATTATTATCAAATGATTTTAGACATATAGAACAATCATCTTTATAAGTGGGACTACCTTTTATTAAAACAATAGGTACAATTTTAGTTTTTTTAAAAAATATATTACCCATATATAATTAATATTTGATTAAAAAATTAAAATATTTTAAATTAGTTTTATTTATAGAAATATTTTGTAATTTATATAAATGAACTATAAACATTTACAAGAAATTGTAAGAATAGAAAATAGACCTATGGATTATTATACAAAAAAAGATAATACAAATTTTATAAATAAGTTAAGTGAATTAAATAATAGATTAGAATATAAACCATCAGAATCAAATAATAGTAATAAGAGTATATGTCATTGGGGTCAAAGAAAATTATTTATTTCTGAATTAGAATTTTTTATAAATTATTATCCTGAAGTAGATACAAGTCAGAATAAGTATTATGTATTATATATTGGAGCAGCAAAAGGGACTCATTTATTATATTTATGTCAATTATTTAATGAATTTGAGTTTATATTAGTAGATCCATCACAGTTTGATACTAGATTACAATATTTAGATAATGTAACAATAATCAATAAATATTTTGATGATAATGATATAAAAATATTTTCAGATAAAACAAAATATCCAAATTTATTTTTGATATCGGATATAAGATATCCAAATTTATCAGAAAATGATTTAAATTTACAACAACAATTTGTAAAGGAAGATATGGAATTGCAAAAGAAATGGTATTTAAAATTAAAACCATATAAATCATTGTTAAAATTTAGGTTACCATGGAATAGTAGTACATGTGAGTATTTAGATGGAGAATTATATTTTCAAGCTTGGGCTGGTCGTCATTCAACAGAATCAAGGTTAGTACCAAATGGTAAACTAAAAACATATAATAATAAAAATTATGAAGAAAAGATGCATTATTTTAATAAGGTTATACGTAGAAAAATTTATAAGAAAGATTTATCAATAAAGTTTAATGGTTGTGGACACTGTTATGATTGTTATAAAGAGTATACAACATTTATAAAATATTGTAATTTAAAAGAAATATCTTTAGTAAATAATCAGGTAATAAAGTTATCAAAAAAGTTAACATCATATTTAGGTTTTAATGATAAATTTTAAAAGAAAAAAAAAAGTAATAATATAATGAATAGAATAATATTATTAATTATATTAGTAATTTTTATTTTATTTGATAATTTAGAAAGATTTAATAGTAATTTAGATTTTGATAGTAAAACAATAAATAAATTATATTATATTAATAAAAAGTATTTTAGTAATAAAGGTAAACTATATAGAGAGAATTCAATAAAATTTACAAAAAATAATATAAATGATAATAGAGTAATTTATGCATTATATTTTGGTGACACTACAAAAGAAAATAAAAATGAAGAAATATCAAATAACAAGCTAAAAAAAATAATAAAAATGATATTACCTAAATATTTAAATTACTTTAAATTAAAAAAAAAGCAAAGAGTAGAGGAACTAATAATAGGATTAGATAAAAGTACTGGTGTTAAAAAATTGTACATTAGGACAAATAAAATATTAAGATGTGTAGAATGTAAAAATAATAAATGTAAAAAAAAAAAATATTTCGAAGATGTAAAAATACCATTAAAAATATTAAAAATTAAATTGAATAAGATTTACAAAGATAATTATAGTATTTTAGATGATTTAATAAAAACAAAAAATGTACAAGTACATATGAAAGAGGAAAATAGAAGAATTAATTACTATCATATATTATTATCTTCATTTAATATAAAATTAGAGAAATATAAAAATAAATTCAAAAAGTTTATAAACAATAGATATCCTAATTTAAAATTGAATAATGTATTTGAAAAATATAAAGACAGTACTGTATCGTATTTTTCATTAGGTGATAATGGTATAACATTATATATTGATCAAATATTTTATCAGAATTAATATAAATATAAAATAATATTATTATTAATGTCAAAAAAAGCATTTTGTGATAATTGTAATATATTGATAAGTGAAAATAATGAATTTATAAATAAATATGATAAAATTTTATATGGATATCCAAGATTTTATGAAATAGATATTAATGGAAATAAAAGATCATTTTCTTATGATAGTGATGACGATGAACCTAATATATGTTATAAATGTAAAATAAGACGATGGTTAAATATAAATTTAGATAATAATAATGATAATGAATTATTAAAATTATTTGAAGATACATTTAAAGTTAATCTAAATAAACAAGAAAGATTAAAAGAATTAGTATTAAACATTTTAAAAAATGTTAGATAATCAATAAAAATTGATAATAAATTATTTTTATAAATAATAATAATTTAATGTCAATGACAACAGATAGCGATATACCAAATTCTATACAACGTGAATTTACACCAATAATTACTAATTTAATTGGTTATTTGATAGGAATAGGAAATATACCTATGAAATATATGGATAATGTAGAATTAGAAACTGAATATGCGAATGGAAGTTTACAATTAAATAAAGTATATTATTGGGTAGATGATAATCCTGTAACTGGATTTGTATCTAGAACTGACATAAATAAAAAGATATTATTTGATATTGATAATAATAGAAATTACGTACCATCACATTATGAAAAAATTATTAATTTTATGTTAAATTTAGTAAATCCGAGATTAGGATCAAGAGATGGTGAAGTAATATATAGTAAATATTTAGTGGGTAGGAGATTATTTTCTCACAATATCAATGATACTACAAGACATTATTATTGGTATGGTTATGGTAGTAGAATTTCTAATTCAAATGAATTAGAAGAATATTTCTCAGATTCTTCTAATTATTAATTTGAATTGAATTTAAAATATTTTAATATAATGTTTAAGTTACTATATGAATTGTAAAAAGTCAATTAGTGATATTAATTCAGTAAAAGATTATAAATTTAAGAAAGTAAAAAAAAGTAATAAATTAATATTTTCATTATCTAATGAAGATAAATTAAGTAATAGTAATGAAGATGATTTTAAAAATATTTTTAAATTAAAATTAGTAAGGTGGCATAATTTATTAAGTGGTTCTGGAACAACTGGGGATCCTGCACTAGATGATATAATAAATATAATTGTTTTATGTTATTTGGAGGATAAGATTTCAGACAAAGGTATATTTGATTTAAAAAATTTAAAACATTATGGATCAGAGGCAAATAGGATAAAGGAAAATTTTAAGTATTTTTCATTAAGTTATTGGTTAAATAATGTTGAAGATATAAGACCAGATAATGGTGATGGAGCTATAATAAAATTAGGCGAGATATTAACATTACATCCTGTAACTAGTAAAATAATTAAGGATATAGAATTTTTAAAATGTGGAAAGCCGTTAGTATTAGTGAAGTTAATAGGTGAAATATTACAATTTACTAAGTTATATAATATATTCAAGTATCAAGATTTAATAGGGATTGCATACGAGATGTGGGCAAATAAATACAGAGGTTTAACAGGTAAAGAATTAGGGACATTTTTTACAGAGAGAGAATTAATGAGGATGTGTTTTGAGTTAATAGATAGTAATGATTTAAAAGAATTAAAAATAAATAATAATTCAAAAATAGGAGATGAGTTTTGCGGTACTTTTGGTTTTCCTTTATATTTAAGGAAGTTTTTAAAAGAAAAGTTTAAATTAAATATAAAAGATAAGAATGTGTATGGTATAGAATATGAAGATAGAGCATCAAGATTTTGTATAATAAATGCTATGTTTTCGTTAAATGATTTTAGGAACATAGATAAAGGGGATAGTTTTAGGACAAATATATCACCACATTTAGATATTAGTGTTCATAATGTACCATTTGGAAAAAGAATGCGAGCAAATATAATAGAGAATGAGTATAATAAGTATAGGGAAGATAATAAGGATAAAAATTTACCATATTTTGATGAAATTGTGGATGTAAAAATAAATAAAGATTGTATATTATCATCTCAATTAGTAATTTACAAAACAAAAAAGATGGGTTTATGTATAATAAAAGATGGAGAGGAGACAAGTGGTATTGGAAATTATATTAAATATAGAAAATTTTTTTGTGAGAATTGTATAATAAAAAAAATTTTAAAAATACCAACAGGTAGTTTTAGTTCAACTGGTACAAAAACTGTTTGTATATATTTTATAAAAAAGAAGGGTCATAGTACAAAAAACATACAATTTTTAGAGATAGATAATAATTTTACAAAAATAAATGAGATATGTAATGTATCAATTAATGATTTAAAACATAATAATTATTCATGGAATCCAGATGATTACATAATAGATGAAAAAACGACTAGATTAGTTAGTAATTCAAAATGTGAATTAAAAAAAATAGGTGAATTATTTAGTTTTGAGAAGAAGAGTAAGAGAAAGGCTTCATATGGGAAAACTAAAGGAAAATTTAATTTTTATACAAGTTCATTAAATGTATGTAAATATGTTGATGAAAATGATTATGACAAGCCATCAATAATTATAGGCGATGGTGGGTGTGCGAATGTAAATTATTGTGATAAATTTTCTGTATCAGATCATTGTTATGTATTAAATAACAATAGTGATATAATAACAAAATATTCATATTATTATTTAAGATTTAATTTAGATCAATTAGATAAATATTACATTGGTTCTGGTATTAGGAATATATCAAAGACAAATTTAAAGAAGGTATTGATACCTATACCAGAATTAAAGTATCAAAGTAAGGTAGTAAAAATTTTAGATGATTTAATGTTACAAAGGGAATTATTAAGAGAAAGAATTAATGGGATAGAAAAAGAGATAAAATATAATTTTGAGCTAGAATTAAATAGGAATAAGTGTAACAATATGAAGTTAGGTGAGTTAATAAAAATAAGTATTGGATCAACACCTTCAACAAAAAAATCAATTTATTGGAGTAAAGGGAATCATTTACACGTATCTGTATCAGAATTAAAAAATAATCTTGATCCAATAATAAATTCGAAAAAAAAATTAACAGACAAAGCATTAGAAGAATGTAAACCAAAATTAGTTTCAAAGGGAACATTATTAATGTCTTTCAAGTTATCTATAGGAAAATTAGGAATAGCAGGATGTGATTTATATACAAATGAGGCGATAGTAAGAATAGATACAGGTAAAAAGTTTTTAAATGAATGGTTATTTTATTATTTTTTAACATTTAAACCTGAGGGTGCGACAGGTGCAATAGGAAATGGTAATCTAAATAAACAAAAATTAAACAATTTAGATATAAAACTATTGTTAAAAGAGATTGATATGAAAAAAATAGTAGAAAGATTAAATAAGTTACAAGTCAGAGTAAAAAGTTATGAAGAAGATATAAAAAATTTAGATGTTTTAATGACTAATGTTATGAATAATTCATTTTTAATAGAGAAGTAAATAATTTTATTATATTATAAAAATAATTTATTAGTTAAAGATTAATTATTTTTATATAAATAATGACAGACAATTTTAAAAATATGAAAGACAAAAGGAGTCCATCTTCTAGACCAAAGAAGAAACCAAAGTTAGGATCTGGTGATGATTTCAAGGAAGATGATCCATTATTAAGAAAATTTATTAAGATGAGTTATTTAAATAATGTGTTAGGTGAATTAGAAGATTTAAAAAATTCAGAAGTATCTCCGTATTATGACGATATGAATCATATTTACAGTGAGAGAGAAAATTCTATTGCAGAATTACTAAGTGAAGATGAAAATGTAGACAATATGTGTTATTTAATTACCAGATTAGTTAAGATTGAAGTAGGTAATTTATTATTAAAATTTGAGTTTAATAAAGTAACTAATTCTAAGAAAAAATTACAAAATTTTATAGACGAGTTATTATTGGAATTAGGGAATAAGGTACATCCAAAATTAAAGTCTACATTAAAAGATAAGATATTGAAAGCATGTGAATATTTTTCATCTCCAAGTAAATATTATAAAACAGTAGCAGAATTATATGGAGAAGAAGATGAGTACATGGATGCGGAAACATTAGTTTCTTTAGGTGATTTTATTGTTGATGATGAAGAAGAAGAAGATGTTGAATCATCATATAGACCAGAGGAAGAAGAGGAAGAGGAAGAGGAAGA